TCCTCTGCAGCACATTGATGATATTAATGGTGAGATTGCCCTGTGCATTCTGTCTGCTGTTAACGTAGGTAAGATTAAGCACCTAGACGACCTAGAAGAACTCTGTGACCTCTCTGTGAGGGCGCTAGATGAGTTGATTGACTACCAGGAGTATCCTGTGGTTGCTGCTGAAGCATCCACACGCAATCGCCGCTCACTAGGTATTGGTTACATTGGTCTCGCTCACTGGTTAGCAAGAAATCAAGTTAAGTATTCTGATTCTGCTGCTACACAACTAGTTCATGATCTTACTGAAGCATTCCAGTTTTATCTATTGAAAGCTTCTAATCAACTTGCTATCGAAAAGGGAGCATGTGGTTATTTTGATCGCACTAAATACGCTGATGGGATTCTTCCCATTGACACATACAAGAAAGATGTAGACGAAATCGTATCAAATATTCTCCACTATGATTGGGAAACTCTTAGAGCATCCATCTTGGCTCACGGTCTCAGGAACTCAACATTGTCTGCACAAATGCCATCGGAGAGCAGTTCCGTTGTGTCAAATGAGACAAACGGAATCGAACCTCCCCGTGCCTTCCTGTCCGTTAAGAAGTCGAAGAAAGGTGTTCTTAAGCAGATTGTTCCCCAGTATCAAGCACTTAAGAATCACTACACGCTTCTTTGGGATATGCCTGGGAATACTGGTTATATTAATATTGTTGCAGTTATGCAGAAGTTCTTCGATCAAGCGATTTCTGGAAACTGGTCATATAATCCAGAGCATTACGAAGATGCTGAAGTTCCTGTTAGTGTGATGGCACAAGATCTTCTCAACACATACAAGTATGGTTGGAAGACATCTTATTATCAGAATACATATGATATCAAGAAAGACGAAGATGACGAGGAGAAGAAAAAGTCAGTAGAAAGTTTACTCAATTCAATTCTAGAAGGATCCCAGGAGGAAGAAGATTGTGACAGTTGCAAAATTTAAATTAACCGAGACCACCCCATCAGTTGATGGGATGACAGTTTTTAATACAAAACATGTGGATGTAAAGAAGCAACCGATGTTCTTCGGTGCTCCACTGGGAGTTCAAAGATATGATACCTTCAAGTATCCTATCTTTGATAAACTAACTCAACAGCAACTTGGATACTTCTGGAGACCTGAAGAGGTCTCTCTTCAAAAAGACCGTGCTGACTATGCTACGCTTCGCCCAGAACAAAAGCATATCTATACTTCTAATCTGAAGTATCAGATTATGCTTGACTCTGTGCAGGGTCGTGGTCCTGGTATGGCATTCATTCCCTATTGCTCTCTTCCAGAACTAGAGTCAGCGATGACTATCTGGGAGACAATGGAGATGATTCACTCTCGCTCTTATACATACATTATTAAGAATATCTATTCTGACCCATCAGAAGTATTTGATACTATCCTTGATGATCAGAATATCCTTGATAGGGCGAAGAGTGTAACTGAAGCATATGATGATTTCATTCAAGCAGCACAAGAATACTCATCTGGTAATCAATGGCAACATCAACTTGAAGGTGTGCCTGCTGCCAAAGAAACTCTCTATGATTTAAAACGTAAACTCTATCGCGCTGTAGTTAATGTAAACATTCTAGAGGGGATTAGGTTTTATGTTTCGTTCGCATGTTCGTTCGCTTTTGGTGAACTTAAACTTATGGAGGGATCCGCTAAAATTATCTCTCTCATCGCAAGAGACGAAAGCCAACATCTTGTTCTTACACAGAACATTATCAAAAACTGGCTTAATGGAGATGACCCAGACATGCTTCAGATTGCTAAAGAAGAAGAAGCATGGACAGTAGAGCAGTTTAAAAAGACTGTTGATGAAGAGAAAGCATGGGCGCAGTATCTATTCAAGGATGGCAGCATCATTGGATTGAATGATAAGTTGCTCAACTCCTACGTTGAGTATATTGCTAACCGTCGTATGAGAGCGATTGGGTTGAAGCCTGTGTTTGATACTCCTATGTCAAACAATCCACTGCCTTGGACTCAGCACTGGTTGTCTTCTAAGGGTCTACAAGTTGCACCACAGGAGACTGAGGTGGAGAGTTATGTCATTGGCGGTATTAAACAAGATGTTAAGAAAGATACTTTCGCTGGTTTTAAACTGTGAGAAAAAGAGAGATAGAAAAACTGGAGAAACTCCTAAAGGAGGGACCGAAAAGTCTATCACAAGCGTGGATACTCGCAGCACTCAAACGAAAATTCCAGACCCCTGGTTCAACTGAATAGATAAATACCTCCATCATGGAGGTTTTTTATTATGAATCCAAGTTCAGCAAAAGCGAAAGGTCGCCGTCTGCAACAGTGGGTAAGAGATAGACTAATCGAAGCACTTGATATTCATCCAGAAGATATTGAATCACGCTCTATGGGTGCTGGTGGTGAAGACCTTATCATGGCTCGTGCTGCTAGGTTAAAGTTTCCACATAGCATTGAATGTAAAAATGTGGAGAAGCTAAATATATGGGATGCCTATGAACAGGCGTCTGCTAATTCGGGTGACTATGAACCTCTCGTTGTTATTAAAAAGAATGGTAAGAAGCCACTAGCAGTGGTAGACGCAGAGTATTTCATTAGTTTATTCGGAGAGAAAAATGACTCTAGATCTTCATAACTTTTTTAAATTTTATGATGATGGTAATTCAAACCATGTGGCGGCAGTTCAATGGTTAGAAGATAACCTACCTGCTAATTTTTTAGATGACTCAGAGAGCGATTGGATTGGTATCTTTAGAACGAAACCACCAACTCCAGAAGTTCTTGCAGTTCCATACTTCAATCAAGTAGATAACTACAGAGATGCACATAGAACTTGTAACAGTTCATCGTGCGCTATGTGTCTTGCTTTCCTCAAGCCTGGCAGCATCAAGGGCGACGATGAGTATGTCAAGAAAGTATTTGCGATTGGCGACACGACTGACCATGCGGTTCAGACGAAAGTTCTGGCAGGTTATGGCATTAAGTCACACTTTAGCTATAATCTTTCTTTCGCTGACATTGATAAGAGCCTTGATAGAGGCAAACCCGTTGTTATTGGTATTCTCCACAGGGGTTCTTTATCTGCTCCTACTGGTGGGCACATGTGTGTAGTCATCGGCAAGACACCAGATGGCAAGGGATACTATGTCAACGATCCATATGGTTCACTCAACGATAACTATACTGGTCCAGTTACGAATGGTAAGAAGACCATTTACACCAAAGCAGTTCTCAAGCATCGCTGGTGCCCAGGTGGCAACGATGGTTGGGGTAGAATTTTCGACTGAGGATAAAAACAATGGCAAGAATCGACTTACACAACTTCTTCAAGTTTTATGACGAGAAGAATCCTAACCACGTTAAAGCAGTTCAGTGGTTAGAAGACAACCTACCAGTCAAATATCTAGAAGATAATATTGATTGGGCGGAGATTTACAGAGGAAAAAAGGGTAGTGCTGCAGCTCCTGCTGCTGCAGCTTCTGCTCCTGTAGCAGGTGGTGATGATGTTCCACAGATGGGCATCAAACTAGTAAAAGAGTTTGAAGGATGTAGATTAAATGCTTATCCTGATCCTCTTTCTGGTGGTCTACCAATCACTATTGGTTGGGGTTCAACCAGAGATAAAAATGGCAAACCATTCCAAATGGGTGACAAGATTACTCAAGCAGAAGCAGATGAGCTACTGATTGAAGAAGCAAAGCATCACTTCCTTCCAGCACTTCGTAAAATTCCACACTGGAATGAAATGTCTGATGGCAAAAGAGGTGCTCTATTATCTTTCGCCTATAATCTGGGCGCTGGTTTTTATGGTGGTGATAATTTTAATACTATTACTCGTGTTCTAAAAAATAAAGAATGGGATAAGGTGCCCGATGCGCTTTACCTCTACAGAAATCCTGGTTCAAATGTAGAAGCAGGACTTGCTCGTAGAAGAAAAGCAGAAGGTGAGGCTTGGAAAAAAGGTTAATCACATTCAACAGGAACAATGGCAGAACCACAGAAAAAGGAAAAATGTATGAGCACTATTGTTAGAATTACTGTATTGAGTTGGAGTGCTGCTCTACTTACTGCATCGTATGCTGGTCTACTCGCTAAGATGGATCCAACATTTATTGCTACAGTATTTACAGCCGCTGCTGCAACCTTTGGAGTAGACACTCTAAAGAAAGGAGATAAAGAAGATGGAGATCAACCTCGTAGAGAACCTGCAATCACCGCAGTTGAACCAACTCCAGAACCAGAACCTCCAGCAGAACTCGTTGCCGACGCTTCAGCAACCACAGGTTGCCCAAACTGCGATCCAGGGGATACCCCAGACTACAGTAGAGCGTCTGCCCGCCCCGAAGTTTGAGGCTCCTCCTATAACACAAGGTCTGGCACTTCCTGTCTTCAGGATGCCAGACCCTTCTCTAAAATATCCTGTGATCAATGTTCCGACACAGGAGGAGTTTGATGCAGCTGTAAAAGCAGAGCAACAGAAACAACAAGAGGAAACACAAAAGAATCGTGGATTGCCTGATAGCAAACCACCTGAGTTACCGCCTGCACTGCAGGCAATACAACCACCTACTCCAATAGCAGAAATTCCAGCAGACAAACCTAGCGTTACTATTGCTGGATTGAATATAGACTTACCAGACCCCTCTCTTGTCGCCACGGCTGGTGCTGTGGCAGTTGTAACGACTGCTGCTACTATGGCATCATCAGCGGTGCTCAACGTGCTTAAGAACGCTGCTGAACCTATGATACGAGAGGCAACAAAGAACAAGTTTAAAATCAAAATCAAACAAGTTAAACCTGTTCTGCATTATGTTATGTCAGAAGGTGGGCATGTTGATATATTTGAATATTCATCAGAAGGAACTCGTTTGGTGGCACAGACAGATAACGTAGAGCAGTATATCCGTGACCAAATAGATACCAATACTCTCTACGAAATAGAGAACAAAGTTATTATTGATGATGTGATGAGCGATAAGTTCACAAAAGAAGGCAGGGAAAGATTCAAAGGTCTCTTTGCCCCACCTAAAAAAATTGCTAAAAAGTTATCAGCTCGCCTTTCTTTTTGATTCTAGTAAAGCAAAATCTTTCTTCTTTGTGCCGCCATCATATTCCCAAGCATATCCTTCAGCAATCATTTGATTGTTGATTGATGTGGTCTCGCCATTGACATACAGATGACCGATGATACGACCATACTTTTCGGTGCTATCTGGTAGTTCTGTTTTGATTAGAATATCTTTAGCAAACTCTAATCTATCTTTGAGCCATGCTTTAACTTCGAGACCAAGTTTCTTTTCATACGCATCAGTTGTTCTGCTCTCTGGGGTATCGATACCAGCAAGACGAATTCGCTTAGTAAGGGAGATATCAAAACCGAGATCAATATCAGCGTCAATAGTGTCGCCATCTACCACCTTATGAACTGAACGTATTCTATAGATATATGGATCTTTGTCAACCATGTTTAGAAAAGTTTAAACTTCTCAGTATTTAGTTTAGGAATGGGTAGTTTTTCAAATGCTTTTGACACTTGCTTTTCTACAACAGCACCTACAAATGCTTCAGGATTGTCTAGAATCTTTTGCGCTTTTTGATATGTGATGTAAGCTCCAACGCCAATAGCAGCACTGACCGCTAAACTTGTTACTGATAATGCTAGAGTTAAGTATTTCATTCTGATACCTCTATTGCTGTAATAGCGTCTATGTATATGCCAGTTTTATCTGATTTTGTAACTGCTTCTTCTGCAGTTTCAAATCTCATTGCTTTAGATTTTATACTAGTCCACTTGGGAGAATCATTTTCGTTGTCTTGAAAGTAAATATAATCTCCACCAAATGCTTCTCTTGCTGCTATGTATTTCATTCGTTCCACCATCCTTCTTCTTTATGTATCCAAACTTTTAAATCTTTTACATACTTTCTTAATATTTGTGCTTGTTCTTCATGCCACATATCACCCGTTTCGATGCGAAGACGGGTGTGATTATCTATGGCTTTGAGTATTTGGTGGATTGGAGCATTCCAACGTTCCCTCTTAGGGGTGTTCCATTCTCTTGGCATGGGATAACAAGTGAGTGTATATCATTATAGCGAAGATATTCAAGTTGACATTGCCCAGGGCTAATCTCAACATAACCAACAATCATGAAAGCAATAAATTCCATCATTTCTTTTTACCACCGTTCTTTGCTTTCTTCGCGGTAGCATTACCAGAGTTCTGCTTGGCATTAGCAGACTTGCCTTTTTTATTTTTTGGCTTGCCCATTGTTTTGAGGAGCAGGTAACATACTATTTATCTGTGGATACCTCACAACTACATCAGAACATATTTTAGCGTAAGGGCTTTGTGGGTGAAAGCTGACACCAGATTTCATTGCCTCACCACACTTCAATAATCTTACTAGTTCAAAATCTAAACGTGCTTTATCTGCTTCTGCTTTTTGTCTTTGAATCTCTACGTTTGCTCTTTCTTTACACAGCTCAAGTAGACCACTATCTAAAGGAATGTTGATCCCAGCAGAGATGCCCCAGTTGTTATTGCGCGAAGCAAATGTTTCTGGATCATCACTTTCATTACCACTCTTTAAAAGAAATGGAGACACTGAGAGTGTCGCTCCCTGGCAACTGGTCCCTGATCCGTAGGTATTAACTGCGTATGGTCCTTGCAATACCTGAACCGCCTGGTTAGTGACGTTTCCAGTAGCACTAGCACTAGGACCAGCAATGTTAGTATTAGAAGGCGCTGGAGCAGATTGTGCATATGCTACACCTCCTAATGAGACTACTGTGTAAAGACAGAAATTGATGTAGTGGTTGATTGAGTTTCTGTGGTGCGATCTATCCATGTTTCTTTTGCCAATCCAGGACCGAGATAGGTTTCACTGAACTGAAATGGAGCACCCTGAGTCATGATACTATAATTCGCTCCCTGTTGAGGAGTTCCAGGGATGTTGATATTAGTTCCAGTTACAGTGTATGATTCGCCAGTTGTATATTCAACTACACGAATTGATTCTATTATTTTTGATGTTGATTCTGTGGTTGCATTAATTGTGCCCCTAGTAAAATTAGGCACAACACTTTCCGCTAGGGCAGCATTATGAAACCCTAGCAGGAGCAACCCTGCTAGGATTCTTTTCATTTGAATACGCTCAACTCAATGCTACGTTGTGCAGTTGCTGTAGTTCCAGCACCACCAGCAGTTACAGTAGGAATACCAGTTGCTGATAATGTGCCAGCAAGAGTTCCTTTGTCTCCTGCTAACTGTGTAACACTATCACCATAAAGGTTAGGAGAAGCAATAACTCCAGCATTAACTGACTGAGATGTGACTGCTGTATCAGCAGCATTAAAACTTTCTGTGAAACTAAATGCTTGACCTTGAGTATTTAAAGTGGGGTTTGCATCGCTGTAAGCTCCAGTTTGACTTAAACCGAAACTAGTATTAGCACCACTAAATTGAACATTTGTTCCAGACATCGAATACGATGCCCCAATTCTTGTTGATTGAACCGCTGCGCCCTGTACACCCAATTGAACGGAATCAGTAATTCTTGATGTAATTTCAGCAGCACTTACAGGAGTGATAAAGAATAACGAAGAGATTAGAAGTAATCTTTTCATTGTTCTTTTGGTATTAAAAACGACCATCTCTATTTATCAAACTTGACACCCAGCTAAATATGTGATATTATGTTTTGACCCGATACCAAAAGTGTCGAGTTTCACATTATGAGAAGGTGATGTGACAATTAGAGCCCAGGAAGGTGCCCCCCGAGAGGGGCGGTATACCCCCCTTCTATTGGGATGTAGAGTTCAATCGATTTAAATGCAAACTATCTTTACAGTAGCCCTGCCCCTTTTGGCAACGGTTACAACCATTTCGGCAACACTGCCATCATCTGCTAGTGCTCCTTCGTATTCTATTATTAAGGAGTTTGAACCAGAGAAGACAGCGATCCTAGAGGTTGCTCCCGAAAAGCCAAAAGAGAAAAGGCTAATTTGTAAAGGGTGTTCAGAACATGAGAACCTTGCCTTGGATTATTTCCAAGATCAAGGAATTAAAGACAGAAACGCCCTTGCTACTATCTTAGGTAATATTAAGCAGGAATCTATGTTCGTGCCTAATATTTGTGAAGGTGGTAGTAGGACTCAGTACCATCACTGCGGACGTGGCTATGGTCTGATCCAATGGACATCTGCCGATCGTTATTATGGATTGGGTGATTTTGCTAAGAAGTATGGTGGTTCTCCATCAACACTTCCTACGCAACTTCGTTATCTAACGACTGAAGTTCAGTGGAAACGAATTTCCGATAGAATGAAAACTCCTGGTAAGTCTATCGATCGTTACATGAACTATGCGTACAGTTGGATTGGTTGGGGTATTCATGGTGCCCGTACAAATTATGCCTATGAGTATGCCAACAAACTGATTACGGTAGAAGTTTAACAACTGAATAAATATGGGGGAGTGCTGCAGACCTCCCCTATATGCCTCAGTTTAACTTTCAGTTTGGAAACAAACGACCAGATAAAAAACAAATTATTGTATTAAGTATTGTAGTATCATCTATTATTGCAGCACTCTCCCAATGCACAGGAATCTCAGATGACAAGTGGTGGGATTTAATAGATGAGATAAGTAGAAAGTATCCTTCAGTATTAAAAGAGTTAATACTCTTAGACCCCAAGAAAGTAGAGAGAAGAGTAGAGCGTGACGTAGGTAAAGCAGTAGATGATTACTGGAAACAAACAGGATACAAAAAAGCAGAAGTATACAAACCTCGCTATATAGAAGAGAAGAACGATGAAACATTATGTTATAGTGATGAGTGCAAGGCACTCGCCCCACCCATGAGACTCTGTGCTTCATGGCTTGACACCTGCCCAAAGAACTGATATAATACTATGGAAGGCACGGGTAACAGGGGTCCAAACTCTGTGTAATTCCTACCCTTCACCTTGGGTTAGTAGCTCAGATGGATAGAGCAATTCACTTCTAATGAATTGGTCGGGGGTTCGAGTCCCTCCTAACCCGCTCGGGAGATTGGCGCAGCGGTAGCGCAGCTGCTTTACACGCAGACGGTCATTGGTTCGAATCCGATATTTCCCATATAAGATTATGAATACATACTATATCTCTTTAATATTAATCTGTGCGTTGGTGTATATCATCTGGCAAGATCCAAATGTGCCAGAATATATCAACCTCAGAATAAAACTATTCCACATCAACTTTATTCGGTGGAACATGGCAAGAAATATGAAGCGACAACTTGATAGAGAATCTAAAAAAATGCAAAAAGAAATGGCAGAGTGGTTAAAAGAAAAAAATGGCAAAGATAAGATGTAATGCTTGTGGAACTGAGTTAGAAGTATACCAAGCAAATAAAAGTAAAGCGTGTGGTTGTGACAATCATACTATGATAAGATTAGATAGAAATGGTCTTCCCATAATCACTGGGAATGATCTCTCTGTGGTTACTGGTATCGAAGGAGTCAGCAAACCTAAAGAGAAAAAGCTTGACACTCAACCAGTAACCGAGTATACTAAGAGAATACCAAGAAAGTTGGAGTTTGAAATCCGATAGGAAGTGTGGCTGAGAGGTCTAAAGCAGCGGTTTGCTAAACCGCCGATGTCTTTATGGGCATCCGTTGGTTCGAATCCAACCACTTCCGTTGCCCTTATGGGCATTTTGTAAACTGATACATTAAAAAAGTATGAAACAACTGATTGCTCTTGCTGCTCTCCCCCTGATGGCAGCACCTGCTATGGCAGCTCCTTATGTAGAGTCAAAGACCACTACCGCTCTGGTTGATGGTGATTATACTGGCGCTCAAACTGAACTTCGTGTTGGTTATCAACAAGAAGTTGGAACTGGTGTAACCGTGTTCGGTGAAATCGGTCCTGGTTACGAGTGGCGTAATGGCGAAGATGGTCAAGGCGTTGCCGTTGGTGAAGTTGGTATCAACTTCCCTATCGCTAATCAACTCTCTGGTAAATTCAAAGTTGCTGGTGAGTATGGTTTCGATTCCGAAGTGTTCGGTCTCGGTGGCGAACTGAAAGTTCGTTATATCTTCTGATAAACACGGGGGTTGACAGACCCCCAGACCTCCTATATAATATGGAGGTCACTTGGAAGTGTGGCCGAGTGGTTTATGGCAGTTGTCTTGAAAACAACCAACGTTAATAGCGTTCGTGGGTTCAAATCCTACCACTTCCGTTTCGGAATGTAGCTCAGTTTGGTAGAGCACTCGCTTTGGGAGCGAGATGTCGCAGGTTCGAATCCTGTCATTCCGATTGTAAAATAATTTTACAAACATATGGAAAACAAAACAGATCTAAATGAATTATCTACATTAAATTTGGATGAGTTTATTGATCGTGTTGAAGAACTATTAGGTGATGAAAATAATCTAGAAGAAATTCCTGCTTATAGATTAGACTATCTCGGTAGGATGTTTAATCCAGATGGCAATGGTATAAACAAAGAAGCAATAATTGGTGATGATTGCTGTGGTATTGATTTAGATATTCTAGAATCTCTAGAAAAAGATTTTCGAGAAGCAGATCTTATTTTAAATTTACATCAATCAAAATGTAATTATCTTTCTTACTTAATTCAAAAATATGAATCTGTTAAAGATGAATATTTTAAAGTATGGGATGAGAAAAAAATTGCATTAGAAGGTTTCATGAACTTACCAAGAACTGAAAGTGGAAAATCTATTGAACAACATTCTTTATTTGACGTAGAAGATTATGAATAGTATTGTAATTTACACTCGTGATAACTGCCCATATTGTGCTAAACTTGAAATAATTTTAGAATCATTTAACATAGACTTTACTCTTTATGAATTGGATGTAGATTTTGATAGAAATCAATTCTATGCTGAATTTGGTGAGGGTTCTACATTTCCTCGTGTGACTCTTGATGGTCAATTAATAGGTGGTTGCACTGAAACTATTGAATATCTAACCAGCATTGGTTGCCTACAAGAAGAAAAAGACATGGAGTGTATGGTATGAAAACTATTACAGAAGAAACTTTTTGCCACGACTTTGATGAAATCATGGAAAATGTGATGCTAAACAAAGAAAGTTTTATCATTACTACTTCAGATGGTAGTGATGTTCTTCTGATGCCATATGAAAACTATGAGCGAATACAAGGGGAATTAACTCAGTTGGTAGAGTAGCGCCTTTGCAAGGCGAATGTCAGCGGTTCGAGTCCGCTATTCTCCATAAGGGGGTGTAGCTCAATTGGCAGAGCGAGAAGCTTATACCTTCTGTATGCACCAGATTAGTGCGCGGTTGGGGGTTCGACTCCCTCCACCCCTATATACTAAAAACAAAGGAGGTAACATGTACGAAAATCAAACAGATTTTGAGTATCACTTATTTGACTTTGGAAAAAAAGTAGAGTATATTATTGCTGCTGAGATGGCAGGTAAACAAGATGCTAACGAAGCATATAAAAAAATCAAACATTTGTTTGAAGATCTCAAAAAGTTTCGTAAGCAAGAAAAGAAACAAGACCATCCATTAGATTACGATCAAATTCCTGAGCGTTATTAATTATGTTGTCACAAGGATTAGTTGAAACTGAATACGAAGATCCTGGATTTAAGATTACTCATCTCTCATTCAGAAAGAAAAAATCCAACAACATGTATGGTGGTCCAGTAGATTACTACATTGGTAACATTGTATTTCGTTTGACTAACGAAGATGCGAAAGGTCGCATGGAATACATTATGAGAGAGAATGAAAGAGTTCGTGTAGCACCAGATGAAGAGTTACACAACAAATATTACGATGGTCTTCACTTTAAGTTTGATACAAAAGAAGAAAGAGATGAAGATGGAGAAAAGTTTTATCCGTTAGATATCATCAACAAACATGGTATCAAAGATGAAGATGTATTCATCTATGGGTATCGTCGCAACATGGATCCCCTACATGATTTTGTAGAATACATTGAGAAGTTCGATTGTTATCGAATGCACGAATACTTCCAAGACACCCCAGTAGTTCGTGGTATAATACAGTATCTCCAAGACATGAAAGATGGTAAACCTAATCCAAGTCGCACGGTCTATCATGAGCAGTTCCTCAACACGCTCACAAACCTCTGTTGGTGGTGGGACTAGAACCTGTTCCAAGTGCCACACCGAGCAACCCCTTGACAGCGACCACTACCAAGTGGTAAAATACTTTCGTACAGGATTCTCCTACTACTGCAATGAGTGTAACAAACCTAAGCCGCGTGAAGACAATCGTTGAGCGTTTCCCGTATCGTTATGTGACAGCAGGCACCCTTGAAATCAATGGTATGCCAGACTATCGCATTCAAAAAATGTGCTCTTACACGAGTCGTTACCGTGATATGTATCTCTGTGATAACGAAATGCAGTTTATGACAGCGATTGAAGATTTTGAATACACCAAATGGCTTGACCCAGACACAGTTCCATGCTATATTAAAGGAGACGATGATGAAGAAGATGAATGACTCGGTAAAATATCAACTTGAGCGAGCAGAAGATGCTCTACGCACAGCACTTAAGTTTGCTGATAAAGAAAATGTCTATGTAATTTCTGCTATTTCTAAAGCATTGATTGAGATTGACAATACAATGTTTGCTGAGCGTATTGAAGCAGCTGCTAAAGAAGGTAATACTTCAGCACAAGGTCTATGATATATTTGTCTGATTACATTAAAATATTTAAAGCATTCACTGATAAAGAATGTGATTATATTCTGGAATGTATTCATAACAACTTACACATTGATGGATTCTTAGAATCTCGTACTGGATTAGATGATGATTTAATAGTTTCTAAAGCTAGAACTAGTTTTAGCACTAATGTAGAACCAAATACTGAACTTGACAAATTAATATATGAACGAGTTTCAAAGTCATACCATAAATGGTTGCAATTAATCCCAGAACAAATGGCATGTGTTTGGTCAGGTTATTACAGTGATGTGATAGATTCTGGATATCAAATAAATCGATATACAAAATCACAGTATTATGATTTTCATTTGGATTTAACAAAGGATAATTCTAGAATATTATCTTTATGTTTTTATATCAATGATGATTATCAAGGAGGAGAATTGCAATTTCCTTTTATGAATTACAAACCAAAGAAAGGAGATGTTGTAGTATTTCCATCCACATGGTTTTATCCTCATCGTTCTGCCCCTGTAATATCGGGAACTAAATATTCCATAGTTACATGGTTCTTAGAGAACGATATCGTCATGGAGAGACGTTAAAAATACTGGTGGAGTCAGTGACCCTACTTGTCTCGGGATGACATAAAAAGCGCCCTGGTCGGGAACCCCCTCACTGCCCTCGTCGGATGGGCAATATAAATGCCGACTGGTGCGGATGGAGGTTACTCCCGCCTGGTTTCTTGCCTCCAGTCAAAGGGCAAGTGGCGAGCCTGGAAGGAGTCTATTCATGGAATTTAAAGAAATTGTAGGTGAGTATTCAAACAAAAAACAAGCCTTTATGTATCCATGCAATTATGCTATGATACGTTTGGTATGGAAAGAACTTGAAGACAACAAATTACACTCTCAAAGTTTTTATGAGTATGATTATCCTCATACCAAACCCTACAGAGAATCATATCATACATATGATATAATCTCTAGAGATGAAGTTCTACTTCATAGTTTTGATATGGATTGGAATCCAACATGTGATCATAACATTTATTGGAATGGTGCTTTTTGGATTGCCAAAACTTGTGGAGAATGTATTGTAAAAGACATTCGTATTGAAAGTGAATTTAAATTCAATCAAGAAAAATGTTTTTCCAGGGATGCTGGATACAATGCAGATGGTAAACTAGTGTGGGGAAAAGAAGGTGGTTTGTTCGAATTCGATAAAATCACTTGACATTCCCCTCCCACTCATATATAATATGGGAGTCAACGCGGGATGGAACAGTCTGGTAGTTCAGCGGTCTCATAAGCCGCAGGTCGTGGGTTCAAATCCCACTCCCGCCCCCACGTCGCTGTGGCGGAATTGGTAGACGCGCTGGGTTTAGGTTCCAGTGTCTTTATGACGTGGAGGTTCAATTCCTCTCAGCGACATCGGTGCTCGTTATGCAGATAGCATAGAAGGAGACCGACCTTCTACTACGGGTATCTTCCGTAGAGTCGTAGATAGAGGGTAAGCCTCTGTTATACTCTTGAGGTATATTACGCTTACTCCATCAACAACACCCCTCAAGCCTATCAACGATGCTCAAACAGAGGGGTCACTGCGGGGTTAGTTCAGCGGTAGAACGCTATCCTTCCAAGTTAGATGTCGTCGGTTCGATTCCGATACCCCGCTTCCCTAAAATAGTTTTATGGATTTAGATCATTTTTATTCAGATGAAATTGAAATTTGGGAAACTATTTTAGGTGAGAAAATGCATTATCACTATGCAATTTCTAGCAAAGATAATGATCCATTTGATCAAGCAATTATAAATCTCTTTCCTTATCTAGAAGATAAACTAAAGATTTTAGATTGTGGATGTGGTTGGGGAGGTCCTGGTAAATTAATTAAAGAAAAATTTAATTGTGATGTTACTGGAGTTACTATTTCAAAAACACAATCACAATACATTAAATCTTTTCCAGTTATCCATCAAGATCTGAATGATTTTATTCCACCAGAAAAATATGATATTGCTATTTTCATAGAAAGTTTCACTCATGTTTTTGATTCGGCATCAATGCTCAAACGTTTTTATAATAATGTAGATTCTATTCTTATAAAAGATTATGTTTCTGATTATTGGAAAGCAATACCAGAGTGGGGAATGCAAGTAAGATCGAAGAATACTTTCATTAATGAATTGGAGCAAGCGGGATATGTAGTAAAAGATTACTACGAGATTGAAAATTTCTTTCAACCTGCTATAGATTTCTGGATGAAAAATCTAATGAAATTAGATCCATCACTTATCAAAGGTCACATCAAACATTTGTTTGATCTTTGTTTTTGGTATAAGTATAAAAAACATAGAGTTCCTTCTATGAATCAATGTGTAATTTACGCCACTAAATAGCATGTCACTTATTTCCACCCAAGACCGAGAGATGGTCATTGAAGCATTAGAACATTATGTTCTATCTTTGAAAACATATCATACACCAAATGAAGACAAAATCTTTCAATACAATGCCCTTCTCAACTGGATTAAATTGGAACGTTTCAAACATGAAAATTAATCTGTGGTATTGCACCCACATGAATCAATGGCGTTGGTCTCTTACTGATGATCACCGCCCAGTAGTCAGACAAGAAAGTGGTCAACAACCACACTTGCGTGATGCGATGAATGATATTGCAAACACAGTAGAATACATGATGGATTGTAAGCAATCCTGATTTTTATTGGAGTGTAGTTCAGCGGTAGAACGCTTGACTGTTAATCAAGTTGTCGCAGGTTCGATCCCTGCCACTCCAGTTTGGGAGCATAGCTCAGTGGTAGAGCAACGTGCTGATAACGCGGAGGTCGATAGTTCAAATCTATCTGTTCCCATTTGGTATTCAATGTTACCAAATTAAATAAATATATATAATACGTTCATCCCTATGGGACGGAAGTAAGCCGACTCGGAACGGATCGTTCATCTATGGAAGCACTCATTCTAACCTGTCTTCAGGCGCAGTTGATTGCAGGGAGAATCTATAAGACTGATATTCCTGCTCAAGCAAAGAATGATTTAATCTGGGAGTTAAAACAAATCTCCCCGAAAGAGTGTAAGATAGACGCAAAAGCCGACTGAAGGAACGCTCTTTAACCTAAACCATTAAGGAGAAACCTAATGTCACAAGCAACCTATAGAGGGTGTAAGTATAATACTGACACACCTAAGCAAGAATATCAGCACTGGTATTCACAAACACATGCACCAGCACATCCTACCAACACCTATCGTGGTGTTGCCTACCGCCCCTGCAAAAATCAGGAGGTAGGAAAATGAACTGGTTGAATCTAATCCGTAAACAGATTGAAAAACAAAAGAGACTAGAGATTGCCCAATATCATATGGCAACTCTTGGATAAAGCAAAGGGGGCATATGCCCCCTTTTTTATTTCCTTAGGGTATGTAAGTATTCAATCATTGCTTCCCTGATATACATTAGCTCATGGTAGCATTTCTGGTTGTGAGCACACTGCCTAAGTTCGTGGTCTGGTTTATGTACACTCTCAATAAACAAATCTAATCCTCTGTTCCATTTTTCGTTGTCTTCAGTCACGTTGCCTCCAGTCTTCGGGTTTATCTCCAGTAAAGAAATCTACAATATCATCAACGCTTTCAAATCTTCCGATACCTTTTGCTTCGTGTCCGATGCCACCGATATCAAGTTGATTTAAAAAATCATCCATATCTCCTTCTTGCATGTCTGGGTTAGCAGCAGTTCGTCTTGCTTGCCTTAGCATGGTGGCAGCAGAACGATTTGCTTTTGCCAACTTCTCTGCCCAAATCATGTCTGATAGATCTACAGCTTCTCCTTTTACAATCTTATCACAAATAGCCTGTAATCTCAGGCGATACTGAGTAGAGAGCATAGTATGTATAGCAGTAATACTATATTTAGTGTGGGTATGCGTTGTTTAATCCCCAGTAAATAAACAATCCTATTGCTCCAAACAAAGAGATACTAGTGAGAGCTAGGTGGTTCATCTTTCATTTCCTCGTATGCTAGTTTTAAGATGTAATAGATGACATAGGCAGTGCCTGCTAATCCTACTCCTAGAATAGTAAACACCCCCCAAGGTAAGTTACTCATACTCATCCTCGTATGTAGATGGCTCTTCAAATAACTCATCCATTTTTTGTTGGAATACTTTCTCTTGTAGCTCTTGTAAGTCTTCTTCGGTAAGAGTTATCATTTGTCCTTAAGTAATTCTTCTATTCTTTTACGCATGTTTGTGCTATCCTGCTTGAGATAATCTCTCAAAGAATAACCACGCTGCCCTTTCATAATACATGTTCCTTGGTAGAACATGGTGGCAGCAAACACTAGCAGGAAAACTATTCCTATTATTTCAGGGTAATGTTGAGCCATGGTAGTAGAGGTGGTATTACTCCAACGAGTCGAAGAAGACCCTCAGCAAAAAGTGAAAGAACAACCCAACCAACACACATTGAAATAATCGAAGCATTACGATTGTGTCTTCGTATGGCATCATCGATCATCTCCTGACACTGTTTCTGTGTCACTAGATGGTCTGGATCTATTTGATTCATTCGGTGGCTCATGGATTTTAGCGATACCTATGATGGGAAACATAACAAGGGCAAAGCAAAGGATGCCCAAACTGACTGGATTATTTAAGATTTCAACTATCAGATGAGTCATTTTTCTTTACATGGATGTAACATTCAAGTGGTTTCTGAGTTTCACTATCAAAGTTTTGGTCTAGATAGACACAAAGTTTTTGAATGATTTTGATGTATTCGTCATGCATCCATTCACTACCAGTTTCGTGATAAGCATAATGCTTACATGCTGTGATGATGCGATTGACATCTCTGCTTGATAGGTTATACATAAGTTTACTCTTTATACATTATTATGTCGCCGTGTTTTCTATGAAAATCGAGGTGTTTTTTACCCCAAGGTATCACCCTCCATTCAGTTTTTCCATTCCAAAGTAAAAGGCAGATATGGATGTATCTCATACACCTGTAGTATAACGAGCTATTTAGATGGGTGCAAATACTCATCAGAGTTTCCTGACAAACAGGGGCTTGACAGGATGCTTGAGATGCTATATACTATGTAAAGATTTACAACAGAATGTAACATGACTGTAACAAGCAATGAGTTTGGTCAACAGAATATGTGGGCAAAAGAGCCTGCTATGGTTTACCAAGAATACAATCGGAAAGGTCTTCTGACCCCTATGCAAATGACGGAGATGTACAATGGACGCTGGGCAATGGTCGGCATTATTGCTGGTCTTATTTCTTATGTCAGCACTGGCAAACTCTTCTTCGGAATCTTCTGACTGAGGGCTTGACAATGACTTCGCTTTTGTTTACAATGACTTCCGTTGCCTTCTTCGTATTGCTGGCAATCTCTGTAGAAAAACTTTGTGAGACTTATTGATGGCTACCTATTCCATTACCCTTCAATCCCCTGACGGCACTGAGCAAACTATTCAGTGCCCTGATGACCAATACATTCTTGAAGCTGCTGAAGAGGCAGGTGTAGACCTTCCTTCGTCATGTAAAGCTGGTGCTTGCTCTGCTTGTGCTGGCAAACTTGTTAGCGGCACAGTTGATAATGAGGAACAATCTTTCCTTGATGATGATCAACTTGCTGATGGTTGGGTGCTTACTTGCGTAGCATATCCAACTAGCGACTGTGTAATCCTCACTGAACAGGAAGAAAACCTGTGAGTGCTGGTATGCTTGGGCAACTTAGTCTTGCCCTTCAACAACTTGTAGATGATGGTGTCTGGTCTAACGATGACGAACTTAAAGTCTGTGTTGCAGGCACTCTACCCAAAGACAAATTTATTGTTATTCAAAACATTACTAAACGAGGAGAAAACAAATGAAATTCGGATTCACCCCTGAGGCAGAGATCCTCAACGCTCGTCTTGCTATGCTTGGTTTTGTGATTGCTGTTGGCACTTACATGACTACTGGGCAAATTATCCCAGGTATTTGGTGATACTTTAAAGGGGGTCTTTCGACCCCCTTTTTTATTACTCTGGTTGTGTTATAGACGCTTGATAAGATTGATAAGCAGCAACAACTTCTTTCGTCCAAGTAACAGAAGCGATAGCAGCAACTCTTGGGTCTTCATTACTTACATCATCACCAGGATTAACCACATGACGATGGTAAGTAGCAGCAACTTCTACACCATCTTTTAGGATTTGATCTCTTCTTCTTACTTGAATAGATCCGTTGAGTAGAACTTCAATCTTATCTACTACTGAAATTTCTTCTAATGCCATTAGGGTTATTCTCCGAACAAGACAGGTTTAGGCAGAGTTATTTATCAAGTAGAAGTAATATAAGAACCAGTAAATACAAAACTATTTGTAGGTTCCCATCCAGTATTTGGTGTCCAATAATTAATATATTGTGTTCCATCATCAAATCTTATTAACACAGTTCCAGATGTGTATGCTGTTAATTGAATTGATCTAAAATTGTTTCCACTTGAGACATAACCATTAAAGATATGTGTATTAGATGAATCGGCAACAAATGGAAGGTCAATAACAGCAATTGTTCCACTTCCTTCTGCCGAAAATGTAATACTTGCTTGTATCACACAAGTTCTTCCTATTTTAACATACTTACAAGTTTGTGATGATATTGTGTAGTTACTTCCACTTTCAGTTGCTATTGTTGGCGTCCAAGTTCCTTCTTCATAATCATTCAACAACTCAGAAGTCATGCCAGATGCGTTGGCATTAGCAGAGAAGTCAATACCTTTACCAGCAGCAAATGCTATATTACCAACCTCATCAATACGTAATGCTTCTGTTACAGATCCTCCAGTTGGTCTGGTATAGAATACAATATCACCACCTTCTGCCAAGCTAGCAATTACAGATGAAGCACCGCTGTTTCCAGCATGAATAACTAGATCTCCCTGAGATGCTGTATCAGATGTAATCCTCAAACATGGAGCAGAAGAACCACCAATATGAAGAGTTCTTTGTGACCCACCAAATACTCCAGAATAAGATGGTGACCTTCCAATACCTGTATTTCCATCTGGATTTATGATAAGTTTGGAATTACTAAACCCAGATTGTAAAGTGGAAGTAGAAATATGGAATGCATTATTTGTGTCTAGGTATCCCATACCCAAACTCCATTTCACAGTTCCTCCTCTTGCCAGATCAAGAACAACTGGTCTGCTTTCTCCATCAGAAGGAGAATCAATAATTACTTGAGCACTATTTGAAGCGTTACCTTGTCTAAATTCTGCAATATAACCAGAAGCTTCATTACCAACTACATCTAATGTTGCTGTTGCGGATGTTGTGCCAACACCAACTCTATTATTTGTAGAATCAACAAATAACGTATTGGTATCAAACGTAGCATTACCAGATACTGTGAGTGATGTGAGGGTGCCTACGCTAGTCAAACTAGAAGCAGTAACACCAGAACCAAGTGTGGTTGCGTTTAATACACTAGTTCCGTTGATAGAATATCCTTGACCAGTTGGAACACTAACTGTTCCGTTATCATCGATTGTTGTGAGAGAGGTTTGAATGATTTTACCAGTCGCTAAATCAAATCTAGCAATAGCATTATCAGTTGATGTGCCAGCATTAGTTACTGTGTTGGGGTCAGCAAGTGTATTGAGACCTTTCCATTCAACACCACCACCAGCTTTTCTAGCAAGAACTTGGTTAGTAGTTCCAGTGCTAGCATTAGCATCCGAGATATTGTTAAGAACATATAGAGTTCCATCATTACCAATCTTAAATGCTGTGGTATCTGATGCTTCATCATTAACAACTAAACAATCTCCAGTTCCTGTATTGGTAATTGTTAGACCAACCGATGTTCCACTGCTAGCAATGGTGAGACTAGATAGAGTTCCTAGCGATGTGAGTGAAGAGTTAACTACACTGGATCCTAGGGTTGTGGAACTTAGAACGCTGACGTTATTGATCTTGTATGTGAATCCTGTATCAACATTGAAGTGTTGGTTTGCGGTCCAGGCAGTAGCAGTATTGCTCCATGTTAGAGTCTTATCTGTTGTTCCTTTCAAACGAAGACCACCACCATCAGCTGATGTGTTTGATGGTCCAGTTGCTTGGAATGTAGCACTACCAGTTCCCAAGCTAGGAGCAGCAGATAAAACAGCAGTTGAGTTTACATAATCAATCGATGTGATTGTTGTTCCTACTGGAACTGTCACTCCACCAGTTTGTGATACAACAACCATACCAGGGATTAGACCATCTCCCCATGAGGTGATAGTAATGCTGGTGTTTCCTTGGGTTACGGTAGCAGTAAAGTTTGTAGTTACTACGTCACCAATGGTGATTTCTTTATCTGCAATAGATACTTGCTGAGCGCCAATGTTTAGAATTCTACTATCTAATGTGGTGTATGTTCCTGCAGTGATAAAGTCTCCACTTGATGTTAAACCATTAGGAATAATAACTTCATAGGAACTGTTTCCTCTTAACCACATCCCTCCACCAGAACCAATTACTAGTTGATTGCTTCCTGTTTGTGAGGGTGGTTGATATGTTACATCACTACTATTTTCGTTGAACGCTGGGCCGATTAGAACGTTGCCACTACCAGTTAAACCATATCCAGCATAGTGACCAATACAAACGTTATAATTTCCTTGAATGTTTGTGTATAAAGCACCAGAACCAACTGCAACGTTTTTTGAACCTACTGTATTACTGAATAGTGAACTGGTCCCCAGAGCAGTATTATCACTACCAGTGCTGACTGAGTATCCAGATTTAAATCCTACTACAGTATTTTCGTTACCAGAGTTATTAAAGTATAATGTTTCATAACCAATAGCAGTATTGGATGTTCCTGCTCCAACACCAACAATTAGTCTTAGAGCATCTTTACCAAATGCTGTGCTATTTGTATCTCCAGATCCACCTCTACCAACACGAATGCCGCGAATTGTTACGTCTTCGTTGTTGAATGTGGTTGTTCCATTTACTGTAACTGTGTCTGCAATATTATCACATAATGTTACAGTTCCTTTGACATCAATATTATTTCTAATCGTTGTGGTTCCAGTTGTAGCACCAATTTGAACAGTAGTAGCAGCACCAAAAGCATTAATTGTTGTTGCTGTTGTGTTGAATACGTTGAATGAAGTGCTAGTAGTTAATACAGATGTTAAAAATTCTGGGCTGGTTGCAAATGTTAACTTACCAGTTCCAGTTTCATCACTAATTACGCCTCTCAATTCGTCAGAAGTTGTTGATGATAGAGCACTGATTTTATTGCTAGCATAAATTACAGTTCCACCAGCACCAAAAGAAATAGTAGAGTTATCAGTTCCAGAAAGAGTTACACTGTTAGATACTGTTAGTGATTTTCCTTCTCCAATTGTTAATGTTGCTCCACTTGTAGGAGCGGTAATAGTAACTTTGTTGATAGTAAATGCTGTAGCATTTCCTAACGAGGGGTTTGTTAGTGTTGGTGAAGTTAAAGTTTTGTTAGTTAAAGTTTGAGTTTCGTTTTCTGTTACAAAACGATTAGTGGTTGTGCCATCGTATGATCTCCAGTATCCACCAGATTCGAACCATTGGAGAGCACGATATGAAGTAACAGCTCCTGTTCCGTCAGTTGTTCTATTGACTTGAATACCACCATTTCCAGCAAGAACATTAGTTCCAGATCTTAGTTCTATTTCTGAATCTGAAATGGTTACTACCGTGCTATTTACGGTTGTTGTCGTTCCAGTAACTGCTAAGTTACCACCGATGGTTACAGTGCTGCCATCATCAGTGATGATTGAATTTACTAACTGACCATTTGTTAGATTCCATTTTAGAACTTTATTGTCAGATAAAGAACCACTATTTTTTAAAGAAACAGTTCCTGTATACGTTGTTGGATTTGTTATGGTAACGCCAGTTCCAGCACTGTAAATAGTATCTGTGTCGATAGAATCAATATTAATAACACCACCAGATTGACTTACCGATGCTGCTCCAGTCGCAGTAAATTCAAAATCTCCAGGAGCATATGCATTTCCGCCAACTTTTAATCTGGTGATAGTATCTTGGTCGCTTGATGAAATGGTAATGGTGTTGCCAGATTGAGTTACTTGAACATCATCAGCACCAACAAAAGTAAAGTCTCCTGCAGCATATGATCCACCAGCAGTTCCTCTAATTCTTGTGATGGTATCTAGTGATGATAAAGTAATATCGTTACCAACTTGAGTTGAAGTAACATTTGTTCCACCTAATATTCTAACGGCACCTGTTACTGGGTTGCCGTTGACACTACCTTCTAATGTTGTAACGGTGTTAGTGCTATCTACAGTAATAACGCTGCTTGCCTGAGTTACACTGGTAGCACCAGATCCAATGATGCTAATATCTCCCGATAAAAATGTTCCAGCAGCACCACCTTTGACTCTAGTAATAGTATCTTGAGATGATACTGTAATAAGATTTCCTGATTGACTGATTGTAGTTGCACCACTCTGCAAGAAAGTTACATCTCCAGAAACAAAAGAACCTGCACTTTCTCCTTTTAATCTGGTAATAGTATTTTCATAATAAAAATCAAAACTAATAGTATTTAAATTTTGTGTAACAACAGCAGGGCAACTTAGGAAGTTTACTCCTGATGGAGATGAACCAGATACATCTAATACGACATCTCCTGTTACTGGTGTTCCTGAAACTCCCCCTTGAACTCTGGTGATAGTATCTACATAACTGCTATTGAATGTAATAGTATCAGTGGTTCTTGCTAGAGTTACGTTTGTTCCTGCTTTTAAAATAACTTCATCTGTAGATGAAGGATTTGCACCTGTTAATACTATCTTTTGTTCTTGTGAAGCAATCGTTCCATCTTGTGCCGAAATACTGTATGTTGTATTTTCATCGGCAAAATTATATGTTCCCCCTAGACTAACGACAGTTCCGTTAAAAGTAATTGATGGATTTTGTAAAGCAGAATTTGGTAGGTCGTAAATGTTATTACTTGAACCAGAAATATTTGAGTTCAAAAACGTCTTATTACTTAGAGTCTGAACTAGGTTTAAGTAAACATCTCCTGGTGTATCCCATACTACTTGAGCACCGTTTGATTTTAAATATTGACCAGCAACACCTGCACTACCGTTAGCGATTATATTATTATTAGTCAGATCTAAGTTATCATTAGATCCTAACTCCTCAATTTTAGATGTGGATGGATTGACTATTAGGGGGAAGCGATTTGCCATTACACGAAATCCGTGAAAAGTTGTCTATTTATCTGATTTATTTATAAGGGGGCTTGACAGACCTGGCGACCTGTGCTACTATAAATAAATGTTAAGGAACCGAAACATTCCTTAACAATACTTACCTCAACTACTCGGAGTATTTTCAATGACTGCAACTATCGCACAACAACGCGGTGGTGAAAACATTTGGGAAAGCTTCTGCGAGTGGGTTACCTCTACCAACAATCGTCTTTATGTTGGGTGGTTCGGAACTCTTATGATTCCTACCCTGCTTGCAGCAACCATCTGCTTCATCGTCGCTTTCATCGCTGCCCCTCCCGTCGATATCGACGGCATTCGTGAACCTGTTGCTGGTTCACTCATGTATGGAAACAACATCATCTCTGGTGCCGTTGTTCCTTCTTCAAATGCTATTGGTCTGCATTTTTATCCTATCTGGAATGCAATGTCACTCGATGAGTGGCTATATAATGGTGGTCCTTATCAACTGGTGGTCTTCCACTTCCTTATCGGTGTCTTCTCTTACATGGGTCGTGAATGGGAACTTTCTTACCGACTGGGTATGCGTCCTTGGATTTGTGTTGCCTACAGCGCACCCGTTGCTGCTGCTACTGCAGTTTTCCTCGTCTATCCCTTTGGGCAAGGTTCCTTCTCTGATGGTATGCCGCTCGGCATTAGTGGAACATTTAACTACATGCTTGTTTTTCAGGCGGAGCATAACATCCTCATGCACCCCTTCCATATGCTTGGGGTGGCTGGTGTATTTGGCGGTTCTCTTTTCTCTGCTATGCATGGATCTTTGGTCACTTCTTCCCTCGTTCGTGAAACGACAGAAGTAGAATCACAGAACTATGGTTACAAGTTCGGTCAAGAAGAAGAGACCTACAACATTGTAGCTGCTCACGGTTATTTTGGTCGCCTTATTTTCCAATATGCTTCCTTCAATAACTCACGCTCACTGCACTTCTTCCTTGCTGCTTGGCCTGTAGTTGGTATCTGGTTTGCTGCTCTTGGTGTTAGCACCATGGCATTCAATCTCAACGGTTTCAACTTCAACCAGTCGCTGCTTGACAACAAGGGTCATGTGATCAACACTTGGGCAGACATTCTCAACCGCGCCAACCTTGGATTTGAGGTAATGCACGAGCGTAACGCTCACAACTTCCCTCTTGACCTCGCTGCTGCTGAGATGACCCCTGTGGCACTCACAGCACCTGCTATCGGTTGACATTCAAAGTAAAACCTGATACACTAGGAGGGGCAACCCTCCTTTTTTATTGATGAATATTTTTTCGATACCATTTTATAAATTTTCTATAGAAGATTGGGAAGATGTAAAACCACACATAATTAATGAGTATCTTAAAGCAGATTTAAAATGTATCAATTCTAATTTATTGAGTGATAATCAATTATATACAGATTATTATGATATCTTTCAACACAAATTTATGCCAGAATATCTTAGTAATACTCTGAAAATACTTTCTCCTCAGATAGAAAAATTTTTTGAACAAGTTTCTGAATTTTGTGATAAATCTTTGATTGAAAAGTCGAGAGTAACCTCTGCTTGGTATGAAAGATTAGAAAAGAATATGAACCATCCTATTCATAATCATGGTGCGATTGGTTTTAGTGCGGTTTGTTATATTAATTTTGATAAAAACATACACCTCCCCACCATTTTTCTAGCACCATTCAATAGTTTTTTGAATGGTCAAACATTACATTATCAACCAGATGTTGATGAAGGAGACATAGTTTTTTTCCCTAGTTTTCTGCAACATTATGCTCCTACAAATACTACAGACAACAATAGATTGATTTTTTCCTTTAATATAAGGTAACCTAAATACTCAAAAATTGGAGATACATGAATGGAAGAAGTGCTTGGTGTGCATCACATTGCAGAGTTGTGTGAGTGTAATGCAGACCTTTTAAATGACTCAGCGTTTATCAGCACTTCCCTTAGGCAAGCAGTAGAACATGCTAACGCAACCTTGTTGGAAGAAGTTAAGTATGAGTTCACGCCACAGGGAATCACTGCTGTTTGCTTGCTATCAGAAAGTCATATTAGTATTCATACGTGGCCTGAGAAAAGATATGCTGCTGTGGATATCTTTACCTGTGGCGACCATACCATGCCTGAGAGGGCTTGCGAATATATGGTGCAGATGCTAGAATGTATGAAACCAAACATTCAAGTCTATACGAGAGGTATTTGATGGATATCATTGCTTATACTTTGCCTGGTTGCAGTCATTGTAAAAGTTTGAGAGAGTTATTTGCTAGAGCAAATAAAGAATACACAGAAATTGTGGTTAAAAAAGACATCGAAGTAGAAACATTTCAACAATCTTTTCCTGGCATAAGACAGTTTCCTTATGTTGTTATTGATAATAAACCAGTTGGAGGATTGATGGAGACTGTAGTTCTCTTTGTTAAAGAAGGATTAGTAAGTAGTTCAAAGAAAAATGAATGATCTGGATAACATAAACAGAACAATTAATAACGCAGTTACTAATGCTTTTCACTCAGAAGATTATTCTTTTGATCTTGAATCTTATTTGACCACTAATAAAGTAACATTAAGTGTTCTAAAACAAATTAAAAAATCTTCTATTATGATTGCGATAAACGATCAGATAGATGAGTTAGAAATTTATTTGAATAATAGAACTTTTAAAAACACATATTCTTGGATGAGTCGTGATAGAGTCATCACACTAATAAGTTATCTCAAATCATTTATTGAAGGTGTTGAATATTATGAGCGGTCGAGAAAAAGATCCAAACCAAAAAAACAAACAGCAACCGCAAATAAATAAGGGTATAGAATTCATGCTGCGTAGGAGGGTTGATAAAGTCAAACCTAGACATGGATTAACACTGAGTAAAACATTCAGCCTCCTACGCAGAACATTCCATTTCAATCTGGAGTTCTGTTGGGAGGTTGACAAACCAACAAGGGAGTAGTAAGATGGAATCAGCAACACCATACATCCTGTTCTTCAGCGGGATAGGTATCGTAGGATCTTTTATGATCGGTCTGATGATTGGATGGTTCGGTAACGATATCGTCTATGCATTTTTAAACAAAAACAGGATTCAACCAATGCATCCCGAAATGTTTGATGAGAACGGTCAACTGATTCCTGACGAAATCGTAGCAGTTCGCTTCGAGAATTCTGAAGATTTTGAGGATTACGACGACGAGGATTAAATGATTCTAATTGATATGAATCAGATTATGATTAGTAATCTGATGATGCAACTGAAGGGCGATGCTCTAAATGAAAATCTTGTTCGTCATATGGTGCTTACTGCCCTTCGTGCATTTGAAAAACAATACTCTCCTAAGTATGGTGAGGTTGTTTTAGCCTACGACAGTAAGCACTACTGGCGCAAAGAAGAATTTCCGTATTACAAACAGAATAGAAAGAAAGATCGAGAAGCATCCGACTTAGATTGGAATGCTATCTTTGAGGTCTTGAATAAGATACGCGATGAGATTAAAACATTCTTCCCCTACAAGGTGGTTGAAGTGTATGGTGCTGAGGCAGATGATGTTATCAGCACACTCACTACTTATCAAGCGTATCGCAACATTAAACTTCAAAAGGAAGGTAAAGATGCTGAAGAGGTATTGATTCTTTCGGGAGACAAAGACTTCATTCAACTACAGAAGTATCCATTTGTAAAGCAATACAATCCGATTCTTAAGAAGGAGATTAAACATGCAGACCCTAAAGCATACGCCCGAGAGCATATCATTAAGGGAGATAAGTCAGATGGCATACCTAACTTCCTATCTGATGCTGATACATTTGTGGTAGGCAAGAGACAGAAACCTATAAGTAAGAAAAACTTAGAAAAGTGGGTTAAGTTAGATCCATCTGCATTCTGTCTGACCGAAGAAACTGCTCAAAATTATGAGCGTAATCGGAAATTAATCGATCTTACCTGTATTCCTGAACATCTTGCCACTGAGATTGTATCTAACTACAAAGCACTAAATAGCAACGAAAGGAAAGTTCCACTAGAATACTTTCAACAACATCAACTTACAAAGTTGATGGAAGAGTATGTATTTCGTAACACACAACCATTTTGAACTGACATGGCATCTAAAACATATCGCCCTCTAATCTCAGAGGTGCTGCGTAAAGCTAACAACGCAAAAACAAAAGAAGAAAAGAGAAAGATTCTTTTAGAAAATAACTCACAAGTTCTTCGTTCACTGTTTATCTGGAACTATGATGATAGTGTAATTTCTATGCTACCAGAAGGTGAAGTTCCTTATACTCCTAATCCTGCACCAGAAGGAACAGACCATCTGCTGTTGGAAAATGAAGGTAAGAAAATGTTCCACTTCGTTAAGGGTGGATCAGGTATTACTCAAAGCAAGCGTGAGCAAATCTTTCTGGGTATGCTAGAGCAACTTCATCCTGATGAAGCAGAAGTTCTTTGTTTAGTCAAGGATAAAAAACTTCAGAAGAAGTATACTCGTATTTCCAAAGCTCTTATCGAAGAAACTTTCCCTCAAATTCAGTGGGGAGGTCGCTCTTGAGTATTAGGATCCTTCATCAAAATTGTGATCCAGAACTAGCAAACGATCGCACTTTACCATATACTGCTTATATTGTTACATATAATATTGATGGTGCGAATGCATATGATATTGTTATTTGTAACAAACAAACTGACATTTTTGATCATTATTGGGATAAATATCGTGAAGATCTAATATCATTCAAGCAGACTGAAGGTAGAGTAAATCCTAAACTGTGGGGATCCAAAACAAAAGAATCTAAAAAAGGAAAGTAAGATGAGTATTGTAGTAACAAATGCTGGTAAAGCACAAGCGTTGTCTTATCTAGTTGGTAAAGACAATACAGTAGAGACTTTGTATCTGAAATTGTATAGTAATGATGTAACTCCAGCAAATACTAGTGCTGCCACATCATTTACTGAAGTTGCTAGTGCAAATGGATATGCTTCTATCGAACTTGATCCTGCAGATTGGACTGTGGTAGAAGGTCAGGCTGCATATCCAGAGATCACTTGGGATTTTACAGGAGCAGCTGGAAATATCTATGGATATTATGTTGTGACAGGAACATCAAACACAGTAATTCTTGCTGAACGATTTTCTAATTCTCCATACAATGTTGCGAACGATGGAGATGAATTAAAATTAACGGTTGTTCTAAATCTAACAAACTAAAATGTCTAAATTGCCGCAAGGAGATTGGGTAGTTCAATATTGCACTCCTGATAATTTAAAAAAACAAATGATATTTGCTGGGTATAAGGATACTGATGTTCCAAAGTATGCAGTAAAATATGATAATATGATGTTTTTTAGATCTTCTAAACTGGCAATGGAGACTGCTATACAACTTCAAAAGAGTGGAAAGTATTTTGCAAACGTTTGTAAGATACATTCATTAGAAAATGGTAAATATTATTTAACAAGAGGTTATTAATGACTGAACAAACAATTGACATTGATGCACAAGAGGTGGTAGAATCACCAGAGGTAGAGCAACCTTTGATTAATGCAAAGATTAATCAAAAGGAATTGAGAAAGATTATGAAAGAGTATAATCGTTATCGTAAATCTACCCTTGCTGAAATTCGTCGTCTCGATGGTGCCACACAATATGACAATCCATTCTAAAGTTAAACTGATTTCCGTTACTCCTGATGCAGAAAAGACAATGGCATATGTTGCTAGAGTGTCTAACCCTAGTAACCAAGATAACGAAAACTATGCAGGGCTATTGCGTTATTGCATTAAGCATAATCATTGGTCTGTGTTTGAACAATCTCATATGACACTTGAGATTGAAACGAATCGTGGTATTGCTGCTCAGATTCTGAGGCATCGCTCGTTTACATTTCAAGAGTTTTCTCAGCGTTATGCTGATACTAACCTTCTTGCCAATGATATTCCTGTGCCAGATCTTCGCCGCCAGGATGAGAAGAATCGTCAGAATTCTACTGATGATCTTGAGGGATACCTAAAACTGATTCTTGAGACAGAGATTCAGGAGCATTTCATCCGTGCCAATGCTCTCTATAAGCGCCTGCTAGAGGCAGGAGTTGCCAAGGAGTGTGCCCGCTTCGTGCTGCCCCTAGCAACCCCCACACGCATCTACATGACGGGATCATGCAGGTCATGGTTGCACTACATCGATCTGCGGTCTGCACATGGCACTCAGAAAGAACACATGGTCATCGCTGAGCAGTGTAGAGAAGTGTTTAAGGAACAGTTTCCAGCGGTTGCGGAAGCCATGGAATGGTGATATAATAGGGTCACTGACACAGACCCCATGAATATTTTCTATCTCAGTTACGATCCTCGTACGTGTGCCGCCGAGCACTGCGATAAGCATGTTGTGAAAATGATTCTTGAGTATGCTCAGCTTCTTTCCACTGCTCATCGTGTGCTCGACGGCATTCCTTATACTCAAAAATCTCCTAAGGGTAAGACAGTCAAACGTTTTCGACTAGACTATCCGAGAGAAGATATTCTATACAAAGCAGCTCACATCAACCATCCATCTGCTGTATGGGTGAGGCAATCCTCCTCTCACTATCGCTGGTTGTTTGATCTGTTTCAACATTGTTGCATAGAATACACTCGCCGTTATGGCAAGTTTCATGCTAGTGAAAGTCTAATCAGTTATCTATGGCGAGCACCACAAAATTCTAAAAATATGGGATGGTCAGATCCTCCTCCTGCGATGCCAGATAAATACAAAGTGCCTGGAGATTCTATCCAGTCATACCGTAACTATTATATCGGAGACAAAGTTGCTTTTGCTACTTGGAAGTCTCCATCTACACCCCCATTATGGTTTATTGAAGATGCCAACTTACAAGTTCAAGGATAATAATACTGGTGAAGAGTTTGAGAAGTGGATGTTGATGGCAGAAAGGGAACCTTATCTAGCAGAGAATCCTCATCTGACTCAGATGCCTACCATACTACATGCAGTCTCTGAAGTAGGAAACTGGCAGAATAAAACATCAAGCGATTGGAAACATATCATCAATCGTGCCGCTGATACCCCTGGATCCACTGTTAATCGTATTTAATATGCCTGTAAGAAATCGTAAGACCAAACAAGCCGTTCCAAACGGAATGAGCGTGAAGCAAATGAAGCGTAAGAAGCCATTGAATGCTGAATACTTTGCCAAAGACATCGAACCTCTTACGGATTCACAACGTAAGATGTTCGAAGAGTGGGAGAACGATAAGCATTTGTTTGCTTATGGTGCTGCTGGAACTGGCAAAACTTTTGTCGGTTTGTATCTAGCACTGAAGGATGTTCTCAATGAGAATACTCCTTATGAAAAAGTATATATTGTTCGTTCACTTGTAGCGACACGCGAGATTGGTTTCCTTCCTGGCGACCATGAAGATAAGTCATCGCTCTACCAGATTCCATATAAGAATATGGTAAAGTATATGTTTGAACTGTCTACTGATGAAGAGTTTGAACTACTGTATGGCAATCTGAAAACACAAGGAACGATTAGCTTCTGGTCTACGTCATTCCTTCGTGGCACCACCATGGATAACTGCATCATTCTTGTGGATGAAATGCAGAACCTGAACTTCCATGAACTTGATTCAATCATCACCCGTGTCGGTCAAGATTGTAAGATCATGTTCTGTGGTGACGTTCAACAAACTGACTTAATCAAAACCAACGAACGCAATGGTATCCTTGACTTCCAAAAAATTATTGGAACGATGGATGAGTTTGCATCAATTGAGTTCGGTGTGCAAGACATCGTTCGTTCTGGTTTAGTTCGTTCTTATCTCATTAGTAAAATCAATCTGGGATTCTGATGTTTATTCATTCTTCGTTATTCACTCCTATTGAACTGGAACCTATCATGGTAGATGGTCGTAGGCTCTATCCAACACCTTCGGGTGGTAAGTATCCTTCGATCACCACAGTTCTAGGTGTGTGCCCGAAGAAAAAAAAGAAACTGAATGAATGGAAACAGCGTGTTGGTCATGATAAAGCACAAGCAATCTCAACCCGTGCTGCCACTCGCGGCACAAACTTTCACAAAATGGTTGAAGATTTGCTCAATAACTGCTATAATGAGAACAACTTCAAAGGGCAACCCCTCCCCCTTATGATGTTTAAAAATGCTGTTCCAACTCTTAATAGAATCACACAAGTCTATTTACAAGAAGCAGCATTATACTCAGATCACCTGGAAGTAGCTGGGCGAGTCGATTGTATCGGTGAGTTTGATGGTGTTCCATCTATCATTGACTTCAAAACCTCAAAGGAAGAGAAGCGCGAAGACTGGATGGAAGACTATTATATTCAAGAGACTGCATATGGGTGTATGTTTTATGAACTATATAATACACGCATTAAACAACTTGTGACTATCGTTGCCTGTGAGGATGGCAATACTCAAGTTGTTATTAAGCAACCTAAAAAAGAATATCTCGATAGACTAATCGAACTACGCTCACTCTACCAGGAAATCTATGGAGGATAATATATTTGAGGATAAATTTATGACAGTTGCAAGATTCTCATCGGAAGTTGAGACGCTTGTGAACAGTGATTCAATGAGTTATATTGATGCTATCATTCATTATTGTGATACCAACGATATTGAGTTGGAGACTGTGCCCAAGTTGATTTCAAAACCTTTAAAAGAAAAACTAAGACATGAAGCTCAGCAGTTGAACTTCATTAAAAAAACATCCCGCGCAAAACTAATGCTAGTATGAGCGACTTCTTTGATTCAGATATTGTTCGCAACGAAGCGAAAGAGATGGAGTTCCTGCAAATGAAAGCAATGGAACTCACTCTTGCTGCTCCTATGAGGGGCACCAAGGAAGATCAACTTGAATATATTAATACTGTTCGTGCTCTCGTTGAGAAGCAACAAGTATTTTACATGCGTTTGAAACTTTCTGATGACCCTCGTGCTGTTGATATGTGTCAGCAGATCGAAGAGGGTGCTAAGATGCTCTATGGTTGGTGGGAAACTGAAGATGTTATGTCACTCATGCGTAACATGCTTGAGAAACTCGACCAATTTGAAAAAGAAATCGAGGCAGAGGGTTGACACCGACCTCTGCCCATGGTATGATGACTAAGTGATCAGGTGTCACACAGACCAAATCTAAACAAATCCGAGGTAATCCTATGTCTTTCGCTGATCTTAAGCGTAAATCTCAAAACTCCTTTGCTTCTCTGACTAAGGAACTTGAGAAAGCAAACTCTACTTCCACTGGCGATGATCGCTTCTGGAAACC